CAGGTGGTGTTTCTGCAGGTGGTGTTTCTGCTCTCGGAGGTGGCGCTGTCTGATCGCCTCGTGGATCTGTTGCATCAGGATCTTTTGGTGTACCATCTGGGTTATGTGTTTCACCATAACGTTGGTCCCAAATTCTACGTGCATGGCCACCGTTTGGTCTTGGAGGAACACTGCCTGCTGGACTAGCATTTTGACCCATTGCTTGTCTAACTGCTTGTTGCATTGCTGAAGGAACTTCATACGATTTCAAACGCATTCTATTACCGCCACGAACTACTGATCTATAGTAATAAAAATTTCCATCTTCATTTGGCTCGTTTGCTACAAAATAGTTATAACCATCTGAACCTAAAAAACTAGTGTACCCGTCACGCTGTTCTGATCCTGGTGTTAGTTCAGTTGGAAATGCTTCACCTAATGTTACTTCATTTATTTTCATGATAATACCGCCTTATTGTTTTGAGCATCGCCAATGTCTTTGCTGTCTCCAACAGGCGCTTCACCAACATAATCGGTTTCACGCTCTTTGCGAGCTGTTTCTAATTCTTTCAACAGATCCATAACTCTACCACCGGCTACACTTGATTGTGGATCGCCTTCTGCTTGCCCCATATCTTCTACAGTTAGCTTGGCAACATATTCACCTGATTCTTTTTCTTGCTGATATTGTTCTTGCGGTTCGTTTGGATTTCTAACTATAATATTGCTTTGTGATACATCACAGCATTGTCCGATGTATTCTTGTAATACTTGTACTGTAGTTGGATATGATAATTCAACTTCGTAATATGTTACGTTTGTATTACTCAATTGTGGAAAGTCTAGTGGACGTTCTTGTATAGGTGTACTCTTTCCTGCAGACATTTTAAGTACACCATATTTTTTCAATGATGTTTCCATTCTGTCAGCAAAACCTTCTGGAATTTCTCCAGCGACACCAACTTTGAATTCGTAAGTCTTTTTTGACTCTGTTAAATATTCAGCAAATGTTTTCATAGTTATAGGATCCTGTTTATAGTATTATTTATCTTTATCTAGGCCTTTTAGACGTTCTAACAGACTGTTTCTATCTGTTACAACATAACCTTCCCCGTCTACTATACCAGATGGATTGCCGCTATCTTTGTCTAATTTTTCTTTTTTCAATTGCAAATCAATCATTTTTAATTTTTTATCAATCTTAGCAACTTTTGCATCTAAACTAGTTTTTAACATAGTACCTGCTACTTCGAATACTCTGCCGCTATACCGACTTTCAACATTCATACCTAAATCCATTAAATCGTCATAGGCTTGCATGGCTTTATCAGCAACATCATTAAGTTCATTATCTGCCATTTCACCTAAACCTTTTACAGCAGGCAATGCACTAGATATTTTATCCAATTCGCTAATATCTCTGAAAGTATCTTCAGTTTCAACTATTTGTGCTTTTTTCTTTTTATCTTCCTTGACAATATCTTTGTTGTCAGGTAAGTTGAGCATTTCTTCTAGTTTTTTTGTCATAGTAGTGTTCCGTTATATGCTACTATTATTTATCTACGCTTTCCCTGATGGAAAATATCTTGTTCGTTTACAACACGGAATACAATGCCTTTTTGTTTACACCATGCTCTAGCTGCTGACCATTTTGCTTGATTTACTACATAGTGTAATTTATTTGTATTGCTGTTTCCTAATCTGTTTATATCAGATTGACTAAACGGTTTTACTTCTACTAGTTCTACTTTTTCTTTGCCATTTTTATCTGTATATGCAACAAAAAAATCCGGAACATATATTGTCATTTTACCACTGAGTGGATTTCTATATGGTATACGTATTGCTTCACTTGCCCATTTTGTTACATTTTCATTGAGATCACAAAAACGCATAAATGCAAATTCCCAACTTGATCTATATGTAGGAGTGCGACCACCTATATATTTTTCAGGGTTTTTGCATGTGTATTTTCCTTGAGCAAAATGTGCCATTAGTATACAATATTTCTCTTTTCGCTAGTCTCTTGTGTTGACTCTACTGAAAATCCTATTGCACTCATTTTACTTCTATTGGTGTTTAGAATAGTAGCAACCAACTTGCTTATAGATACTTCGTTTAGTCCTCCTAAAGTATCTAGTAGTTTGTAAACGTTTACATTATCTATCTTTGCTTGTTGTAACAGTACACTTGCTATAGCTGTGGCACTATTTTTGTCAAAGCCTCTTTTTTGGAAAAAACCAACCACACTGTCAACTTGGTTACTAGTTACAGATATTTTTTTACTAAAGTATTTGTCAAAAAATTCTTTAACTTCGCCTGCACTATCAGTAGGTTGTCTTATACTTGAATCTGTTATACTGCTCATCGTGTCACTACCTGTTTGGTTGGAATTATTTCATTTGTATTTTGTGTTCTAGGCAATACAAATCCTGTTTGTTGTACAGTGTTTAGTTCAACTAAATTTGGAGACGTAGTAGTTGTTTTCAAATTTTGTAAATTTTGTAATGTAATTATACCTGTTAAAATAGTATTCAAATCTACTTCGTTATTTCTAATATCATTAAATACTGTGCTAACACCATTTATAAGTCCACCAATTGTAAACAGATCTCCTATTACTCCGTTTGTGTTTAATACACCAACAGATAAATCGTAATGCGAAGGATCTGCAAAACCAGCCGGCTCGTCTACACCTGTTCTTCCTCTGCCATACAAAACATTCTCGTAACTCAAACGCATATTGTTTTTTGTAAAACTGTTTTCAGCTTGATTCAATGAATCGTGATTCCAATTAGTAATCATAGGATTTACTAAAGTAAAACTAGTAAATTCAGGTCTAGCATCATTTGAATACAAATGGTTTACTGTAATGCTGTTAAAAAATGGAACATTGGTTTTTCTGTTATTGTCTAAACCATATCTATAACTGTTTACATCTTCACCTTTGTACATATTATTAATATAAGATCTAGGCACAGATGTATCAGGCTGTCCACTACTGTTCTTTTGTGCGTAATTTGGATCTTGTGAATAGTATCTAAAATATGCTTCCCAAAGTAGTGTTGTTAATCCTGCCATATCATCATGGAATGACATTTGTATTGGTTCATATCTAATTCTAGTTTGTACTAGTTTTTTTCTATTGTACTGATTCTTTTCTTCAACTTCTGCGTTGAATCTTGGCATATCAACACTATCAACTAGTAAATTAAATTCACGTTTGTTTAGTAAATTTTGTACTGTTATTCCTAGTGAAGCAAGTGCTTTTTGATTAACATCAAACACTACATGATATAAAAATTTGGTTTTTGGAGCCAAACGCATATTATTGCGGATGTATAATGCATCAGCATGTGCGAAGTCTGCCAGTGTACCGGCTCTACTGTTATTATCGAAAAATCCACTAAACTTTGACATATAGTATTTATCTCTAGGTATTAAGTGCGTATATAAACAAAAAAGGAGCCCGAGGCTCCTTTATGTTAATGGCAATCTTAGTTATTATTAACCAGTTGCTGTTGTACCTGCGTTGCTGGTTGAACGTTTTTGTTTTACGCCGTTGATGCCTACACCAACACCTAACTGTACAGCGTTATCATACTGCATTGTTAGCGATACTGTTGCAGCATCGTTGTTTGCATACGCTAGTGCGCCATATTCTACGTTTGTTAGCATACAACCGTATAGTTCCCAAGTTTCTAATACACCTGGTGTGTTTGTACCGTTACCACCGTCTAGTATTTCAATACGTTCTACGAACTTGTAATCAATACCAGATGCAGCACTTGCTTGCTCAAAGAAGTCGAATTGCTTCTGTAGCTGTTCACCAACCATTTTTTGTACACTACCGTTTACATCATCACGTAATGTAAGTGTTACAGTGTTCCAAGTGTGTTTACCTGCTAGGTATACTTTTGAGTTATATACTGGTAATTCAATTGGATCAAAAGACACTGTTGGTCTTGCTGCATCAATAACCTGCTTTGTTAGTTCTTGTGTTTCTTTTGACACACCAAAGTTTTCTAGTGTTACACGGAAACGATATTGTAGTTTCGGCATTAGCAAACCTTGTGAGCTTGAGCTGCTATCGTTTGCTAATGGAACTGTTAAATTTAGTAGAGTTGAGATTGCCATCTATTTGTTTCTCCTTAATACACAAGTATTTATCTAATTAGGGCCGACTTTTGTCGACCCCAATTTTTATAGACCTGCTATCTCTCCTGTGTTTTTCAAGCGTAGCGGAATGTAAATAAATTCTACTGCTTTTACTGGTTCAATTGCAATATCTACATACAACTCATTTCTATCAATTCTAGCTGGTGTGTTGTTTGTTTCATCACATACAACTAGGAAGTCATAAAGTGCTCTTAGTCCAACTAGTTCAACCATCAAGCTCTCAACTTGCTGTTTGATTTCATCACGTGTGATTTTATCATTTGGTTCAAACAAGTATGGTTTTGCTAGGCTGTTTAGCTGGCTGCGTAGATACACAACTAGTCTTGCTACGTTTACTCTGTCTAGCGCACTTGCATTTCTTGCACGAGTCTTTTGACCAAACACTGTTATACCTGCTCCTGTTAGGAATGTGATTGGGTTAACATTGTTTGCATAAAGTGTGTCTCTTTGACCTTCATTAAGTGCAATGCTTGTAAATTCGCCTTCACTGTTGATATAACCTGTTGCTGTAGCGTTGGTTACGCCACCACGTCTTGTACCTGCTGGTGCAAACCATGGATATGCAACTTGGTCATTTAGTGCAATAGTACGTAGTACCATGTGGCTTGGTGGAACAACAATGTTGTTTCCTGCATTATCACTTGTGAAACCACTTGGATAGTAAACGCCCAAGTATTCGTCACTTGTAACCAATCCATCGTCGTTGTCTTCAACTGCAAGTTCTTGGTTAGTTGTGTAGTTCAGCAATGATGTTGCATCACTTGGTAGTCTAAATGGTGTATCACCTACAACAAATGCTGTTAAGCCTCTGTCATAGTTTAGTGTTACCATTTCACCAATTAGTTCTGGATAACCTGGAGTTGCAATCAAGTTAAACAATCTTGTTTCGTTGTCACGAATATCTTCGTTACTGTTCATCAATGATTGTAGTGCTTGTACAACAACTTTACGCTGTGCTTTACGTCCAAAGCTACC